GTACCATCCATGCGGTGATAATCCGAAATATTCACGAAGTCTAAGGCAACGCTACATATTTCGGCAACACGCATGGCAATCTCAACGGGAGTCTTGCCAGGGCCATACCACGCGAACTGTTTACAATGATCAGAGAGCGACAGTGCGAACATGGCCATATCTAGTTTATCAGCATCATTATACATGGATATATTTCTAGGGTCTTTTGGATTCTGATAAGCTTCGGCTTTCCCAAAACATTTTAGGATTGCTGCACGATATTGGCCCGTTAGCACAGCTCTACGCAATGACAGCTGTTGTGAGGCGCTTGTCTGTTTGCCAGCGACGATTTCATAACAGACGGGTTCAAGGGTTGCACCCTGCACGACCAGATTCGCAAATTCTGTCATGCATTGTTCCACGAAGCGTACAGGCCGGGGTTCCGGTTTCTTCAAATTATCAATTCGGCCTGCAACACTCTGTTCTTCTCCTGCTTTATTCATAATTGGTGCAAAAGCTTCGTGTACAAAAGGGCTCATAAAGGCTTCTAGCTTGGGCCTCGCTTCTGGATCGTACTCAGCTGGCTTGTACTGATATCCACGTACAGCTTGTGCCACAGGGAACACGACAGCTTTCGCTGGTGCACCGCACAAGCGATGGTATTCAGTCAAGACTGCTGCTGCAGGTCTATCATTGGCGAGCCAACTTGCCGAGGTGGACAACATCAGGTTTGTAGTACCTAACCTCGCCACAGTGGCAATGCTAGCGTCCGCGTCCGCTGGGACAGTGGCACAAAGCCAAGTATTCGGTCTCGCAGTTGTTACATACGTATCCTTATTGGTATGCACATCGAATCGGACAAACGTCTCTCCCCCACGTGTTACGATGGGTTTAAAACGAGTCAACGGCTTCGGTTCCAACAGCCAATAAGCTAAGAGCGCGCCGACACCCTGGAATATTCGGATAGGTGTAAGCAGCACGATCTGGCGATGTTTACCGACCTGCTTGCGTTCACACGCATAGGCAACAACCCGTGTAGGGATGCCTAGCGCGGTCTTGACAGCTAAAAGGCTATCAGACCCATAATTCCACAAGTGGTGTCGGTACATGCCAGATCCGGCGACCATGGAACACAGAGCACCATCTTCATCGAACCGAAAA